GGATGATTGGGTATCCACCCAGCTCTGACGGCAGCGTTAAGACAAATGTGACCCAGTCATGATATCGGACCCCGAGCCTTTGACGGATCTGACGAACTTGCTGACCGTAGATCCCACGACCGGTTGATATTCTATTAAGATAGAGGCTGGACTGCAAACTAGCCAGGTAGTAGCTTAAGAGGGGCTGAAGGCTCTTCTCAGCTCCAGCAACAGCTGTAGAGAAGATAGCGCCAATGTTAGTTCTCACAGATGGGAAAGTCTGAGATGAGTGGGGGAATAGTCGTGAATGGAATTTGAGGCTTGTTGGTCTGTACACACCGCCTACGAAAACATCCTTTGAGTAGGTTACCACACTAGTAGACTCTAGACATTCCTCCGGCTTCATCTCTTGATTCACCTTGGAACATTCATCTCTTACCCGCTCGAGTATCGTATCCCTTAACGTAATCAGTACATCCCTATCAGTTCTATCAGGCACTCGCGGTGTCCTCACCGAAAGCACCTGATTGTCTCCTTGTCCAACTAAGATGTAACTCAGGGGGAGATCTATCACTGCTAATGCCACCATTGCATAGGTGCAGATGGTCCAAAGCTTCTGGCAGATTCCCTCAAACCCTCCTAGATGATTGTACCACAAGAGATTGGACTCAGGTGGATGTGGCTCGTTTATTCCGATGGGAGGGAGGTCATTAACCCGAACTACAATCATAGCCTGCGAGAAGAACTCATGGACATAGTCGAAGATTCCTGTCACACCAAACATGTCATTGAGAGTACGTCCAACCATGTGTACTACAAGCTGCCTCCATCTCAGGTTCCAGCGGCTTAGGTCAATCTCTAAGAAAAGCGTCAGAGCATCTGTGTCTGTTTGGGGGGCTGTCATCTGAAGGAACTGCTTCATTATGACCTGCCGATCCTTCGTCATTGTCTGCTGCGGTAGATACGGGAAAATGTGATCCGCAAGGTTAGCCTCTGTAAGAGCAAAGAACACTCTGATCTCCAGAACCAACATGCTGAACATACGCGGAGCCAGTTTGAACTCACGCTCTTTGGGATGAAGGGAAACAATGAGCCAGTCAAAAGGAATCTGTCGAGTGACTACTAGCGACACTATATGGCGGATGTCAAGGTCACCTCTGCTGATTAACTCGAGGAGGAGACGTCGGTGGGAGAGAGGTTTGACATCTCTATTCCACGTACTTGCAATATTCGTACGATAGAGTGATATCGCCTTGTCATCTAGGAGATCCAAGTAATTTGGAGCGTAGTCAAACTCTACTATTTTCCCCCAGCGTACATACGACCAATCTGACAGCGGATAACTTGTCCGGTTGATCCCCCGGTACTGGCGCTTGTACAAGCCATACAATTGAGTGTCATGTGATTGGTCTGAGAACTGGAGTGGTGGCCAACAACCATGTCGCCTTACGTAGCTCTCCAACATCACCCGCTGGAACTCCCAAGATATTCGACACGCGTCTGTATGAAAGGTCTGAT